GTATTGTTGAACAACGGCAGAAATTATGCCAGATATTCTTGGAAGATTTCTAAATTGTTCTATAAGTAAATTTATAGATTTACTAACATGATCAGTTATTTGAAACATGTTATATCCCCTTTATTCTTGAAGTATCAAATATCACGCGTTCATTACCTGAAACAGGGAAGTAACCACTTGAAGGTTGTATATAGGCAGAACTACCTGAACTAAGATTACCAATATACACTATTGTGGGAACTGTTATTTCCGTTATTTGAAAAAGATCATTCGCCGCAAGTGCTGAACCTTTTATGGTCGTCAAATTATCTGGGTTTGCCGCAGATACATCATTTGTTCCAAGCGTGGCAAAGTAATCGTTATTATTGAGTAAAACATTACCTAAAGGACCTGTTCTTAAGGCTGTTACCAAAGAAGATAGAGTGGATAAGTGAGGTGTTGCTGGAAGTAGGTAACTTACCTTTGGCAGCATAACTTTTATAACAGCAGTCAATACACCAGGAATAGAATAAATCTGAGTAAAAAATTCTTGATATATAAGATCATCACCTATACCGTAATTATCTCCAAAAAGTTTCATCGCATTCCTTATTTGAGAAGCACCATCAACAGGAAACGAAGCAGGAGTTGTTGTTATAGTAAGATAGAACCAAGCGCTACGTAGATAAGGTCTAGAAAATCTGATGACCTGTATGTCACCCTGGCTATTTGTAATATCTACAGAAGTGGAACCAAAGAGATAAATTCCAGCCGGTTTACTTTGCCAAAGTGTGGTTGCTATAAGTAAATTTTCCGCAACTGTATCCTCTGCAACCACAAGCGCCTCAATTGAATGAGGAGGCATTGCACTTGGAGCAAGATTACCATCTTCATCACGGTACTCGTTTGTATCATTTTCATAAACAAACGCTTGATCTACTCCATCCAAGGCTAGAAGTCTTGATCTAATGGCCTCTAGATTACCTGCTCCAAGAACTTTTAGTGACTGTATCCTTCTTATACGCAAAGCAGTATCAGTTTCTTCTGCTTCACCTGTTGCAATAGCCTCGTAATTTATTACAGAATCAAGACCAACAATAGGATTGACAATATTTAAAATAGCTCCTACAGGACCTAGAACAGGACCTGGATTAAAGGCTTCTATTTCAGCTGGCGTAGACCATGACAAAAGAGTTAGATTTGAAATAGCAAGAGAAAAAACAACTAACGATTTTAAATAAAGAGTACCTGAACCAAAATCTGTTACGGTTACAATACCATCAATAAGATTAGCTATACCGGAAGCTATTGATTTTGCTGTCGCACCTGTACCTGAATTAAAAGAGTAAAAAGTACTGTTTATTTCAATCAGATAGATTGTGTTATCTTGAACAGTTTCTACATTAAGATAAATTTCTAAAATATTTACATTTTGTATTATGATTGTATCTGTTAGATAAAAAAGATTTGTCGTATCAATTCCTACAGTAATACCACCAGTGCCTCCTGTAACAACTGTACCTGGATCACCGTGCAAAGCAATTCTACCTGTTGAATAGGTTGACATTTTTCGCGATAGTCCTGTCAGAGCAACAGCATAATCAAGATTTGCTCCATCTGCTGTATCAGGCCACTGCGAATAATACAATGATTCTGCAAGTTCCCAAATGTCTGTTGGTGATTTACAAAGTACACCTATCAATTGACCACAAACAGAATCCCCTGATACATCCACACTCCCCAAAGCAGTTTGAAAAGCATTTTCAAGTTCCTGTTTTATATCAGGGAGTCTTTTTAATGTAAACCCGTTTATATCAAGTCCAAAAGTGCTCATAGATTCTCCTGTGCAGTTATTATTCCATAAAGAGTATTGACAGTGAATGATAGAGACATACTTCTATTTTTATTATCAACAGATAAATCAAAAGCAGTCAGTTGAGTAACCCCAATAGTTCCCATAATAGTGGCCTTAAACAATGATTGTAGTTTTGTTAATTGTGGATTTTTTACTAAAACATCTTGATAAAAACGGACACCAAGTGTGGTATCAAGATACCACTCTCCTATAAAAAATTGTAGTCGTATTTTTAGTCGTTGGCGTATCTGTTCTATTCCATCAATAAGTACAAGATCAAAGTTTTCTACAGCAAGATCATTTTCTATTACAGACGAGTTATTTGGGTCGGTAACAACATTTATCTTTAAGTCACCAAGACCTTGCTTAGATAAAACTGATTTTGCAGTTGTTTTTATTGTATTAACAAGTAGGGGAGGAGAAGGTTCCGGTGTAGGTCCACTGAAATATTTTAGTGCCCCCATATCAGGAGAAGTTGTGCTTATAGAAACACTATTAAAATCTATAATAGGGATACTTGACTCAATATCATGTCCTATACCAGTAGCTATACATGGACTTCCTATCCGTAAAGTAAAATCACTATTTAATAATGGATCAATACCATCTAAGTTATTTGATGTCAGACTTGTAGGATTGCCATCAAATTCAGAGACTCCCCAACCATATAAATCATTATGTTGAATGCTTACATTTGTATCATCAGAAATCTCAAGAGTGTGAATGGGAGAATGAGATTGATTTACTACAATATTGTTAAATACTTTGACTTCTCCTCCAAAAATATCTTGAATAGAAATGCCATCATATCCTTCTTTTATCGTATTATTAGAAACTATTACTCTGGAAGTTGAACACACAGCATAAATCCATATGATACCATTTATTAAATAGTAACCAGATCTAGACATTTTAAATATATTATTTGTAATAAATAATGGTTGAACTTCAGTCTCTGCATATTCATTAAAAAAAGAATCACTATATTGTAAAGAAGTATCTTCAAAATAACAGCGAGATATTTCAGAAAAATCAGTAAGGCTTGTACAAGAAACAGAAAATGTGGCTAAATCAACTGAAGCAGCACATTGTAGATGAATATCATACATTTTAAAAAAGCCATCAGAATAAAATGATAATTTATAAAAACTTTGTATTTTCCAGATAGGCTTATGTGTATTATATGTATATGATCGTAATGTAATATTAGCAATAAGAGCACTATCTACTGTAATGGGGTTTGATGAATCATCAATAACACCATTGTCAATAAAATCAACAATATCAAAATCAGCAAGCAGTCCAGAAATCAAAAGACTATAAAAAGTATGAAAACCTGTTGCCGGAGTTAACCCGTCCTCAGTAATTGATCCCGCATTGAGATAGTATGTACTCATTGTGCCTTCATTTTTAAGGTGCAGTGTGCTACTTCGGTCAAAGGTATTAGTGGCGAACCTGTAGATGAACCAACTACAGGATGAGTGTGAATATTATAGGCATCCATAGCAGCTTTTGTCATAACACTTTGTAAAGCAGTTCCGCCTATTTCAATATCTCCATTTGATTTTATTGTAATTATGTTATTACCTTTTATTTCGACTGTACCGTCTCGTTTAATTTTTATAGTGTTCTCATTAAATACGATTTGAAAATCATCATTATTCGGTAAACTTAAAGAAGTACTGAAATCAAAACATCCCGCTATTGCAATAGCGTCAGATAAATCATAAGAACGACCGTCTGCAGGTGTAACTTGTTTCCCACTAGAAAGCCATTCGTCGATTGACCTTTCCGCAAAAACTAATAGAACTCCATCACCTTTACTTAATGGGAAAGTAATAGCCCCTTCAGAGGTACGCGGCCATATAACAGGGACGTTAGTAATAATAGGCATAGTTACCACATCTCCATTATAAAAAGTCCTATTAAGCAAAGGAAGTACATCCGCTTTCGCAAAAGTCGAATCGTAACTATGTATCTGACCCGGCATGCAGGTATGTACACCACTCATGATCGATGATACAGCTTGGCATATCACAGTAGCAAGTGAGGGGGCTACTATAGGAGCGTCATTGCCTATAGGCATTATAATATCCTTGCTGTTATTGTTGAAGTCCAGTCTTGTCCATGTGTATCTCCATTATGCTCAATTTCAATTATACGAAACTTACTCCCTTCAGGAATTTCATTGCAAGATACTTCGATAACATTACCGGGTTCAATGGTCGGTTGTAATAACGCGCGTATCTTCCATCCGCCACCTATTTTTTTCAATATTTTTTTGCCTAGTACCGAAACTTCTTTACCAGATATAGTATTGCGTTCTTTTTTTGTAAATTCCTGACTATCAGTATTTATCTTCTCAGGACTACCTATAAGACCGCTTGAGGGAGAAAGACTAACAACACTTATTCCTTCCGATGAACCAGAAGCAAGTAATTTTAAAGTATTGTTTTGAATTGACCATACAAGACCAAGATAATTGCAAACATTATCAAGTAGAACTTTACCCATTCCAACATAAGCAAAACCATTTTCATACAGACGATCTGGAACGACAGTGTCATTATAATGGGCATCAATTCCACTTATCTTTATTATATCTTTTAAAACCTTTTTTGCCGAAGTCTTTTTGCCATAAGTAAACGCAGGAATTAATCCAGTTCCTATGCGTAATTGATTCATGGCAAGTTTACCATCCATCACATCCAATGTTGTAAGTACATCAGGTCTTTTTATTTCCATAGATGCAAGAGTAATATTACCGACAAATATAAGTTTTTCAAGTGTGTCATATCCTGCTTGTATGGTAACTATGTTGTCCTTATTTTTTTCATTATCTATATCAAGTGAGTCAATAAAATTACGAGAGTCATTATTCAGATTATAGATAACTACCGTCGCTGTGTTGAACGAATCCGAACGAAGTGTTTTTTTAATCTTAATTGTTGTACGTAAATTACGGACCTGCAAACCTTGAAGACCTGCTTGTCCAATTTGTACAATTACTTTTCTGTTGAACTGAACATTACTCATGATATAGTCTCATAGATAAGGTCACAACGTCCGTCCACAAAATCATCATAGGCAATAGGTAATTCATTCCCTGTTACATCGAATACAAATAATCTTCCAGGTGGAAGTGATTTATCAGGGAATTTACGCAATAACTCAAGACCAAGAACTAGTTTTATTCCACTAATCAAGGTATTTTGTTCTTTATCAGAAATTCCTATGGTCCAAAATTCACCACGACTATTCCATGTAAAAGTGAAAATATAAGGTATTCCATCAAGAGCAATTTCCTGTGTGAACTGAGTAAAATTAAAAAAAGGAATTGTGATTATTGACATTTTATAAACCTAACTTTTCTACTAATTTTCCTGCACTGTTGACAAGATTAAGAAGTATTGTGCCTTTATCGACTGGAGGGGTGACTGGAACTTGTTTACCTTTTGGCATTTTCGTTGAACTTTGTTTTGGAGTATTCGCAGCCTTACCATTTAATTCACTACTGTTATTAATGACGGTTGTTTCTGATGCTACGACAATGATTCTTCTTAACTCACAAGTAAACCGCAACGATTCTCCAGTAGCTATGTCTCGTGGAAAAGATAAATGAGTAATTATCATATTCGAATATACTCTTAAACCAGTTACAATCCTAAGTATTGCAGGCATTTTAACTGTTTTAAAGATAGTAAAATCTTGCCCGCTGTAATCGTATCCGGCAAGATCAAGTAATATTTCAAAAGACGTATTTACCCTGTCACCTGAAGTGTATATTGCTGGAATATTGCTCACTGAATAAGGTATTGGTGAGTTAGTGACAAAACCTTCCATAGTCAATTTTTCTGGAACTTTAAAAACATGATCACTGATCGAAAACCCTTTTTCAACCGGGAAATCAGTTACGGTATTCGTATACTCGTGTGTCTCATGGATTGCCGCATCAAGTTCCAAAATATCAATATTCGGTGCCAAGTTTGTTTGGAACTTAGGTAGGGTCTTATGACTAAGAATAAGTGAAACAGCCATTATGGGGTTACCACCGAAAAATTGTTATATGCGGCGCGAAGATGTTTATTAAGATGTTCATTAAAAATATCTTCTGTGAACTGTTTTACTTGTTTTTTGTGTTCTTCTGGGGTTCCAGGTGGCAATTGTTGATTTACTACAATATTTGTGGAAGAACTTTTATTTGCCACAGAAGCCACTGAAGTAGGAGAAGGTTTCATATTCCAAGGTTGTTCATTTGGTGTACCAAACGTTCCGGTTGTTCCACCTGCAGGTCTACCTTCATTTGCAACAAAAGAATCTTTTATAAATTTACGTCCTTGAAGTTCACGAATAGCCTTCATGTCTTCTTGATACTTGTCCTCTGTTGTCTTAAAAAAATGAAGACCGACTATACCTGCAATAACGTTAACAAAATTTTTTACACTTTCTATAAATCCATCCCACCATACGGGAATATCTCCAAGCAAAGTACCAATAAGTGATTTTTTACCTTGACTAAAAGCAATAATATCTTCCGTGATTAATCCTATACCAATACCAACAGCAGCAATTGCGACGGCCCATAATAACCAAGGTCCAATAACAGAAAGATTAAGTAATGCCCCTCCAGTCATTATCGCCCGTAAAGCAATCAAACCAGTCATAATGCCATTCACAGCGAGACCTAGTGCACCAAGACCACCAACAATCAAAGGTATCGTTGCAGCAACAGCACCAAAAAAAACTATTGCTTGTTTCATTCCTGGTGACATTTTATTAAACCACTCAAGAACTTTAGAAGCAACATCGTAGAATTTTCTAAAATAAGGAATAAGAATTTCGCCAAATGATTCTTGTATTTCTTCTATACTTTTCTTAAGTTTAAAAAATCCACTACTTGCCTCTGCAACTTTTTTAGCTACTCCACTTGTACTCTTTTCAACTTTATCTAGAATAATGGCTTGGGCAGTGGCAACCTGACCTGATTCAACCATAGTCTCAAGTCGTTTCTTTTCCACTTTTGTAAAATGTATACCCATCATTGCAAGTCTGCGCATACCTTCACCAGGTGATTCTAGTGCCCGACCAAGTACTTGCGCTGAAGAAGTGACGTCCATTTTATTTGCAGCAGCGAAATCAACAGCAGCTTTTGTGGCGCGATCGAAAGTTGCCCCCGTCACTGTTCCAAACTTAAGAAAAACTTCTTCACCTTTCAGGATTTCATCATGTGAATATTTTACACCATCAGCAAGTTTATTTGACATTGCATCAAGTTCTTCAGCAGTTTTTCCAGCAGTTCCACCTGTGGACTCTATTCTTTGACGAACAATTGCCATCTCCTCGTTCCACTGAGAAAATTCATTTACGGCCAAAACACCAGCAGCAATAATAGGGGCAGATATTTTTAATGACCATTCTTTACCAAAATCTTTCATATTTTCAAACATCGCATGAGTGCGATTCTCGACGTCTTGCATAGCTGCTTCGTCAAGTTCGAAACCAATAAGATTTATTAACTCCCTGAAAGCCATTCTATTAACCTACTCTTCTATTTTCATATTCGGTTTGATAACTGCTTTTTTAATCAACTGTATATCATGCTTGATTGCATTATGATCCGCGGCGTTTGCCTCGAAACGTAGATTCATCGTCTGTTTCCAAGAGGAGTCCATATAACAATGACTTGTAAACTGTGTTTGTAGATTTTCTACCTTACGCCCAAAATCAAATCCAGCCTTGATAGGATTTCCAAATATACCAAATAAATAAGTAATAAACTGTAATAAAAGAACAACAGTAACGAGGAGCTCTGTTCGAGTAAGTTGCCGTATTGTATAAGGAGCTGTTGTTGTTTTTCTCATTACTTTCTACTTTCTTCAATGGTTATTCGTTCTATTTCTTCAGTTACATCAAGCACACTATTAGCCCTCAATATATCGTCCATACTCCATATTGTTTCAAGTTCTTCGAGTGAAGCCATACCTGATTTTACTAGACGCCATATACTTAATTCCTGAACAAGTTCTTCATCTATGCACTCATAGACTTTTTCGATACGTCCGGCGGCACTGTCCCTTTTAACTTTGAAAGGATTTTCCCAATACCGCCTTCCGCGAAAAAATTACCATAATTTACCTCCAAAGTAAACCAAAGTATTTTATACATTAAAGGAAGATTGCCAGAAAATTCATTATCGAAAGTAGTTTCGGTAATTTCTTTACCATCAATACGTGTACTACAAAGTAATTCCAACATGAATTTAGTAAGTTCATCAGGACTAATTTTTTCAACCAGAATATCAATTGCAGTTCCAAGCATCTCGAATTCAGGTTCATCGCTTGAAAAAAGTCGTGCAACAGAAGAACCTAGCAATTTTATAAGACGTGTCTTATTTGTCAAGGCCCTACGACCGGGATATGACGTGACCATTATATTGCGGTCATCAATAAGTTTTTCTTTTGTACTGATCATGGTTTTAGCCCTCTCATTAAAAGTTTAATTATACCCCTGCGTCAGCATTACCACCAACAAAAACATCCAAATCAGCAAGATCCATCGTCCATTCCCTATTAGTAATATCTTTTGCGAATTCTGACGCAGGTGGTTTTTTTACCCACCCAAAAGCGGAAATAAAAATAGATCGTCCACTGTTATCTTTAATAAGAACAGGGACAACACCATCACTTGTTAGTTCGTCTGCGATGGCGATACCAGTCAACACATCATTACTAGGCGATGTTTGCGCAATCGTAAATTTCAATGATCCACTACGATCATTCGTTTTTGCCCGCGATATGATGCCATCGGCTCCGCTCACTTTTGTAAACGTATCAGAAGTACGTTCCACAGTGACAAAGGCACCATCAGCAAAACCACCCATCGGAATACCTCCGATGATTACTAAAACTTGTTTAGGATCATACGTCCTGACTGCCATGATATTCTCCTTTTATTTGTTAATTAATATGTTACATAACCCTGAATCGCAACATACTGGATTGCTCCAGCAAGATATGCGACAAATTTCACTCCATTTAATTGCCTTGCTGTTTTATCAAGTGTCGAAATATCTTCTAATCGAGGGGTTATAATATAAAAACCACCTATTTGCTTTTTATTTGAATCATAAGCAGTTGGTGAAATACCCCCAACATTTTGACCGGCTTTAAGAGGCTGGCTAAGCGCATTTTGAATAGAGGCAATACCAGCATCAGTAAAAGGTACTTTACTGTTTGAGACAAGTACAGCAAAAACTGACTCGGTGCAACGTGCATCTAACCAGTCAATAAAAACCATCACATCGATGTATTCGTTTCCACTAACTGTACCTTTACGAACTATATTTACCCCCGCGACATACTCATAGACGTTCACAAATTTTGCAAAAGCATTTACTCGTTGTGAAGCAGAGAGATTGTCTACCGTAATTCCGGCCAACGTTTTAAAAGCCGCCGTATATGAACCGGGGTCAAGAGGAAGAATGACACCGAGCAAAGCAGCGTCGGCAAATTGGGTAGTAGCCAGGGAATGGTATATGACGGCGGTTTTTAAATAGGAATTGTTTTTAAATAAAGCAGCGATAGAAGTCGTGTCAGCACTTGTAGATTGATTCACAATGTTTACATCAGAAGAAGCAGTGATAAAAAATTTCATCGGCGTCGCTTCGACCCATGCTGCAATCGATTGAACATCTGCAGTTACGCGCGAAGTAGATATTACTCCATACCAGTTGAAGTCGTAAGCCTGAATTGCATCAAGAGCAGTTGCGGAAGTTTCGGTCTCAACAGTACTAAAAGCAATTGTCATCGTCCCAATAACAGCGGTAACTACCAAAGAGATACTTGCTACAGTACCTGAAGTCGGCGTGATAGTCAAGGTTGGTGCTGAGTACACTGCAGAAGCAATTCCAGGTACAGCAGCAATAGCCGTGGCCAAATGACCTAAGGTAGTTGCTTTGTCTGTTGCGTAAGAAACACTTATTGCTTGACCATTAACCGTTCCAGTGATTGTCCCGGCTGTATATGTTCCAGCATTTTCTGTAATGACAATGTTTGCACCGCGATGACCTATAGCAATTTGTGACACCTTAGGACTTTGCGCAAAAACGGCTTGCGCTGCTTTATATTGCAAAGAATTTACACCTCCGTGTAAAGATGTTGCCAGGGATGAAAGATCTGAAAAATACCGAAGTCGTTCTGGGAAATTCGCGTCCCCTCCTAAAATAAGAACGGTACTGAAACCGACGCGAGAAATGTTGATCGAATCCCTGCTTATACTTACGTTTACAATATCACTGATAGGAGCACTCATGGCTTCCCTCCTTTATAAGATTATATGTTCAACTGTTATCGTATTTAGATCAAGACTTATGAAATCTTTTTCAATATCTGCATGCATTATTATTCCCACTGTATCGTTATCATATTGTGCAAAACGAAACTTAAGATCTAACAAATTTCTCTCCTCAAAACGGTTATCAACTACCTCAGCGATACATGTCAAAGCAAGACGATCAACAAAAACAATATTCTTTGTCCGTAAAAAAGCTTGCACACTTGGTTTTTCTAAAGATAATTTCAGTGCCTCAAGATACTCCATCGAATATGTCCCAATACCCTTTATTGACAATGTGAAATCGCGATTTCCAACTATTTCAGAAACACCAGTTACGTTATTTGGAGGCAATATGGCGTCCACTCCTACACTGTTTATTGAGAGTAAATGCATTGTAATATAAGGAACAGTTGGACGGGGAGCATTTTCATGCGCCCAAATAACAGTAACAGTCGGCAAAACCAAAGTTGCCCATGCGTAAAGACCATCTTCTATTGTATGAGTAGAAATCATGGATATACTGTCGTATCTTCAATTGCATTCATTAACGTGACAATAAACTTATAATGACTGATAACATTATTTTGCCAAGGTGCCTCGACGTCCACCTCATATATTTCGTTGTCGATGGTAACTCTATCAGGGTTTATTGTTCCTGTTGTCAAGGCTCTTAATTTTGTATCTGTATAAAGTGTATATGACTTTTTTTCCCTACGGGCAATATCTAAAAACAAAACATCGTGAGGTGTTGTCGGTTGTACAGAGGCCATAAATGTCGACGAAGTCGACACACCATCTGACCATCTGCCTTTTGTAAAAGAACCTTGGGCAAGACGAGTATATGTCAAAGATTTTCTAAAAAGATTACTCATGATTTTACTTCAGTTGTTGCCCATTGAATAGTGTTTATCATTTGTGCTGTGTCGATCAAGGGTACAGAAGAATCACCTCCACGACCTTTTCTTTTCTTTGTTGCCTCTTTAAGAGGAGGAGGTATAATATTTCTAATGTACATCTTTGTTTTATTCACCAACCACTCTCCCACATTTCCTATTGCAACTAAAGCAGTTTGCTTGCCCTGAACAATTTGTAAATATTCATGCTCTTTAAACTGTTGAAGATTTTCATACTCGCTATCAAAAGTTGCTCGTATAAAAGATCTTTCTGGTATGTTTCTTTTTTCTGATCCAAATTCTTGCGTTGAGGCAATCAAGTTTATTTCAGATATATCGTTTACTTCTCCAGGAGCAACCTCGCCTTCAGTAGGAAAACCTACCTTAACATACAGGTGATCTGCTTTCTTAAGTTCCTTCATTATGTCATCGTACCCATGATCCACTATACGTTGAGAGTACATCCGCTTTTGCCTAGTACCGAAACTTCTTTACCACATGGAGACCTAACTTTCTCATACCGATCATACTATCCATACTTTGTAAATGCTCCAAAGTACTACGAATTATGTGTTGATGTTCAGGACCAATGCCATGTTTTTCTGAAATTTCTTTTATTAGTCCATCAACATCTTCCCCTTTGCTTGCTCGGTGTGCGAACTCACGAGCACTTTGCTCGATTGTATGTTGTCCACCCTGTGGTCCGCTTCCAGGTCCGCCGTCATGCCTAACCCCATTTGTTAACACAAATCCTTTAAACATATTATCTCCCTATATTCCAAAAGTATTAGAGAAAAACCCAGGTAATACTGATTCTTCTACTCCAGTAGAATCCATTGCACGAGTACGTGGAAGTACTCCGCAAGAACGTATTAACTGAATCAATTCGCACCCATAAGAGGTAGATTGTAAATCAGCCCAACGCGAGGCCTTTGTTCCACCATCGCCAAAAGACTTTGATAACGCTCCTTCAGTCTCACTTGTAAGTCGTCCCGTTATTCCCAGTCCACTGTTTTGGCCATTGCCAGGGGTACCACCTTTTTGTGCCTCTATGGCAAACCAATGGAGCACACGTAAAGCAATAGCCAAAGAGGTTTGGTCAGCAAAAATAGTCCCCGTCTGTGCAGCAGCCATGTCAACTAATGACGGCGTGCTGGAAAGACGGGGATCAGCGGCCCATTGAGGGGCTCGTAGTGATATTATTTGTAGAGTAGTTAAGTTCAAAACTTATCCTCTTCTTTGTTTTCTTCTTTTAAAGGAACAAACAATACTTTTTTCTGCTCTTCGATTGCGGCAAGTACTGATTGACGTGTTTCACTTTCTGCAAGTGCTTCAATCGTTTTTAATTTTAAAGTGTTGCGGACAAGTTTTATTGCTTGATTCGGTTTTGAGGCTAAGATAACTTTAATTATCTGTCCGTCAACATCGTCTATTTTTACTTGCTCTTTTTCAACGCCTTTGTCCATTGATATAATTTCCATTATTTCAAGTTCTACTTCTTTTTGAAAACTATCTTCTTGTAAAACTTTTTCAGGTATATCACCATTTAAACCTGGGAAAAAAGTCACCCCGCCAATTATCCTAACGCATGCCTGTTTACGTAAAACTATCATTTAGCCCTCCTAATTAAAAGTATGGAAAAATTAATGCTGCTGTCGTACCTATTTTAAGTATTTTTGTAAAGACTCCTTCGAGAAAACCTACACCATATTTGCCTATAATAAATGCCTCAATGCTTTGACTACCATTAGCATACTGAACTGCCACGTATACTGGAGTAGTCTCACTACCTTGTCCGTTTGCCCCCCCACGAATTTCTATTGCATAGAAATTAGTCAAAGGAACATAGTCGACAGTAGACACATCAACCCCGGTAGTTGCGTTAAAATGGTTTAGTGGATCATAAGTTGGATCAGCTGGAATAGCTGTACCTATTGTCGCCATAGTGGGATTTGTTAATTGCCCAAATGCATTTACACGTGATATATTATTATCCATTACCTACTCCTTTTTAGTAAACGAAAACCAAGACCAATACCGATACCAATAACTGTAACTATACCTATCGGTAAACCAGAGTTATTACCTGGTACGGTTGTAGTTTGAGTATCCAAAACCGAACCTATCGTAGTCGCGGTAACATCAAATAAGTTGTTGTATTCCGTGGCTATCCATCCCGCGCTCTTGCTGTCGGAATAGATACGCTGCTCTGCAATATACATATCCTGGGCGTAGTCAGGACGCCCGATCATGTATGGCGCTCCAGCAAATGTTCCAGACAGCGGGGCAATGGTTCCGGTTTTTGCCAAGACCATTACACTGGAATTGACATACGATTTTATGCGTGACACCTCCGATTGGGTTCCATCATATATAAAACTATTCAAGCACCATGAGGTGCCAAACCACGAGGTAGCGTAATTGTTTGGAGCCCCTAAAGACGTATAGTTGGCCCCAGCAAAATTGTTTACTGTTAAGTAAATTTGATTACTGTTGAAACCGTCATAAAACAACTTTTCCCCGTCACTCCAGAAGGAAATAGTGGCAACAATTGTACTCGGAGACGGTACTTTCACGACGGTTGTGATGGTAAAATGGGCAACATTTTGTAGCTGCGAAATGTTCCCCGTGCTAATGTCTGCAGGGTTGCCGTACAGATGAATGCCTCTGCGCATCCACCCCGGTTGCCCGGTTTGGCAGTTGGCTGACGCTACACCATTATAGCCCCCACAATCGTCCGTGATTAACGTTCCAGAACCGTGCATAGACCATCGGGAAATCCCATTGCAGGCCCCAAAAACATCCGCATAATTGGCCTTGTTAGAGTCCGCACTTACACCTATCCGGTAATGCTTGTCGTATAAAATATCCGTTTGGGCAAGTATCGTCACCGTCCCAGAGTCGGCCGCAAAATTGACGCTATCAACAATTCTGTGGATATTGTTTCCCAGTGAGTCCTTTACAAAAATATTCCCGCGTGTATGGACTAACGCCCACCATGCCGCCGGGAATCTCGATAAATCCACCGTCCAGGGGAAATACGTGTTCGTTTCCTGGACTTTCGCGTGATTTATTGTCACCGGAACATATACGTATGTCGCATGCGCGGTGAGCGTCAAAACCGATATAATCAACAATAAGAATTTCAATTAGGACTCCTAATTAATAGGTTTTTGCTAACGCCCATAGAACATCTAAAATCGCTGTCTTGATCTGATTATCCGTCGCAGTATACGGATTATTGAATATCTGATTCTCTTCAAGAAGCAACGAAGTCATGTCCGTATATATCTGTCCATGCGTTGCTCTGTAACACCATTGCGAAAGTTGGTCTGGCGTGAACAGAGAATTGTTGGTGCAGTCAGTTTTCGCATACCCTGTATTTTGCAACATGATATTTGCTGCTACGGCTGCGATTGCTGTGTTAATCCTCGCCTGTTGCGTGACCACTGTCGATGTGTCAGCGTTGATCAACCAGTTTGTCTTTTGCTTGTACGTCAACGGTGCCGCTTGAGAAACCCCTGCCGCAGCTAAACAGAATACGATCACAAAAAGAATCTTACGCATATACTACCTCCTCGAAAAAGTTAAAGTTTTTTACAATTGATAATTGCCCAGTCGTAAACTGAATAGACCCCAGAAGGTTTATCTTTGTGCGTTGTGTAAATCAAACCATCAAGAATGGTAACTACCAAACATGTATCCTGAATTGCACATCCGTATTTCTCTTTGAGCGTGACAACCATACCGTTGAGAGAAGAACCAATTACGCCACAACTCGTCGCCGTGGTCACCAACAAGATAAAAAATAAAACTTTCATTTTTTACTTTCTTTATAAAATAAAAATTAGCAGACTGTTTCTCCGGTCTGCCAGCGGAGGAGGGCTAAACCCCTCTTTACTTATCAATGATAAGTATCGGAACCCAATTTCTCAATGATCGAAAGAGATAACGGGTAATAACAAATCACACCACCAACCCGCGCATGCGTAGGAATAAGGTATTCCAAACCACGTTCCTGAACAGGGAACTGTTCAAAAGGCTGAGGTACTTCATACGTTAATTTCATTGGATCTTTTTTATACATGACCATAACATCAGTCTTAAATCCAGAGGCATAAGGAGTTCCACCTGCCCCAACTGCTGTCGGAGTCGACGGTTTGGGAGACACGCCAGAAAGTTCATTAACCCATTCGATTTGCTTGATTTCTGGATGAGCATTCATCAAGAATGTCATGACCGTAGTATCGGAAATTGTGGAACGAGGAAGGGTTCGAATACGTCCATACTGTTTCGGTGGGATAAGAATCGTATCAGGCCATTCAACGCCCTTTGTCAAGGACACCATTGCAAAAAATGCTGTTGAAAAATCATAGATGATCTGGTCGGCTGTCGTACCTGGATTAACCCAGTCACCTGTATTCGCATCCGCCTTAGTAATGTTCGCATTGTAAAGCAATCCAGTAAGTCCGCCGTAAATACCATCATCAGATTTTGCAAACCAACCGATACGGTTGACTATTTGCTCATAGGCTCGGCGAGCAGCTTCAGCGCGTCGAAGTTCCAGGGGTTTATTAGCCATTCTGGCGGCACGAATTTCTTGTACGTTGTACCCGTAAGAACCACCAATAGAACGTACCGGGGTAGTATATTCTTTTCCACGTACATCAGCACGAGGAAGATCATCAGCATAATTGCTGATAATTTTCATGATACCAACCGTGTCGAATTCACGATAGGTAATTGACTCAGCACCAGGGCCGGCCTCTGTTGACACAGGGATCATTGTAACAGCCTTATACTCGGGGTAAAGTATATCGTAAGACTGTTGTTTAATGTACTCCAGTTGTCGGGCAAAAAACATACTTTCGCCCGCATCCAAATTTACTGTCCGTACTACTTCTTTCATTTTGTTAACTCCTGAGAGGGTTTATGTATTGTTTATTTGTCCTTAATTACGGTCTATTAATTTCGATGATTGCTGGTGCACCTGCAACAGCAGTCGTTTTCCATAATGCACTACCAACCAGTGTCGACAAACCATCAGTATTCACATTACCAAATGAACCAGGAAGCATAAGTCCAGTTCCGTCAACATAGAAACGGCAATAAACAGGATCACCGGAAGAAACTGCTACTGAAGGTAGAACGTAAATCTTGCCTTTGCGCATAACAGGAATTGCTTCACCAACCTTGAACTGAACCAGTAAGGTACCCAAGGTTTCTTCCTTTGCCATCGTACTAACCGAGATACCTTCCAAAACATCCGAACTGCCTTTTGTAACTGTTGCAGTAATTGAACCGACAGTTGCGGTATACGAAGCAATCGCATCAGTACCTTCAAGAGTCGTAATGTTAATGGTATGATTTGCCGTATCTGTAGTATCGATAGCCGCCAAAGATACAAGGGTCGTAAGTGCGTTAAGTTTTGCAACTACTGCTGCTACAGTGGCCGCATTTGAAACACCATACACAGTCGAAGATGTCGCAGTACCATTGATCGTTATCGTAAAAGCATCCGTACCTGAAAAATCACCTGAGAAAACTATTTTTGCTTTATTGGCCCGTGGTAAACGGCCTTGATAGTCACTGCCATTTACTTTTATAACACCTACACCGATATTTATGACCTCAAAAGCTTGAAAGCTTTCGATCATGTCATAAGACGCATCGGCAATCATTCCGGGATTCGCTATCCCCATGTTACTATTATATGCTAACTGCATGTTTACTCCTTGTAAAAGACTTAGGTTTATTTATGGTTACTTTTTTACTTGATATGCATGGACCAAACGATCAACGTAGGAACTACGAGGATCATTTGATTTACCATCATTATTAATTGCTTCACCACCAGAAGCTTTCCGTTGTTCGCGCATTGCCGCTCCATCATCATTCTTTACGATAAGTGCGACGGCATTATCAAAACAAGCATCAACATAATCATTTGATTTACCGTCAAGTTTAATTTCCGGAAATGCCTTACCAATAACCTGTGTTTTGATTTCAACATCGTTCAATGATGAAACATCTTCCGCATCCAAGCAAATCGCGGCAGTACGTTCTAAAGAAAGTCGTGCGGTAACTCCGGCAGAAATTTCTTTAGAAATGTCTCTTGCTTTAAGGGCAGTATTTTCCGCCTTTAACGTATCTGCATCAGCATTGATTTTGTCAACTGTTTTTGCAATTCCGTCAAGTTTTACCTGTGCATCTGACGCAGATTTCAAGGCTTTCGTCAGCGCATTCGCGACTTCCGGAAGGGCCTCGTACTCAATACCATCCAAATTTACTTTAGGCATTACAGCCTCCTTTTTAGATGAAACAGATTTAATAGGGTCAATAATATCAATATCAGCAGAATCAAGTTCAATTTTTGCAACATCTCCGGCGCGAGGAATATCAACAAGAGCGAGATGATTACTACGGATTTCAGTTTGCTCACAATCGTATGCGTCTCCATTGTATACTCCAGGGACCATAAGCAACTTTGTTTTATATCCTAAAGACAATTTATTTCTACCCTGATGTTCAACTGCTTCAATCGCATTTGGATCAGTAATAGTTAAAGATACTCGTACATTTTCACCATCTTTACGTACTGTCTCACCTGTAAATCCGACCTGAAACTTCGCAATATTTGCCGAAGTGACAAGCTTATCTGTTTCATCACCAGAAACAAGAAAAGGATGATTATTCGTCATCGGTATCATTTTAATTGACTCAAGCGAATCGTGTTTAAAAACTTCTTCAGGTCTACGTAGTTCTCTACGTATTGTTCCATCAGGATTTTTATATTTAAAAATACCGGTACGAGTTATAACGGCATCAGTACGTAAATATCCTTCTGATGTTTTGTACGTCTTACCTATAGTAGATCGATCATATCTGATCACTTCATCCATCATCAAGTCCTTTTTACAATGGAAGAGACACTTACTTCTCTTGCAAGATAATTTATTTCTGACTTTATTTGCTTGTCTATTGCTATTTGTTGCGCTTTTTCATCACGCAACCGTATATTATCAGCAATATCAAGTAGTAATTCTTCTGGTATATTAATTATAAAGTCCATAACTGTCCTCGGATAAATCCTAAGCATGTTAGACGCATCTGAACAAGTAAGGCCTTAATAGCGTACATACTAAACATCCGATGCGTTAAAACATGTTTGAAATGACTTCAAAATAAAAAACCCCGCTATGTTCCGTCTCGAAAAGGCTATAAGCCATTCAAGCAGACCATAACGGGGTTGATATTATCGCGCTACCGTTAAGTTATATTTTCAATTATCTAAGAGGGTTGATATTATCGCGCTACTCTTAGACCACATACATAATATAATTAGTTTTTAATCAAGTAGCACAATTATTTTAAAATATTTTTATCCAATACGCAACCGTTATTTTCTATAAAAATATTTGTAGTATTTTCCTGTATATCAGTCATGCATTTTGCCACTGACCCTTGACGACAATGGATCGTGAAAATTATCTTACCTGTGAATTTTCTTTTACCAAGATATTCATTCATCTTGGTAAGGAGTAAACCTATTATAAGTTGTACACTCATTCTGTTTCCTCCTCGTTAACAGGTTCAGTAAATTTTGCCTCTGCCCAACAACGACACTGAAAATCATCACCAGGATCACCGTCAAACATTTCAGATGTTCTTGATTTCCATGTTTCTCCATCATCATCAGAATAAACAGAACTGTCATCCCATTTGCAAAGCATTCCGTTAAGTGCATCATGTGAATCACGTACACGATCATCACTCGCTGTTCGCCAATAGTATTCTGACACTCCTATTGATTTTTGTCGTATACTTGTTAATTCGCCATTAAATTTACCTATTTGATCGCGAGCAATCAATCGAGCACGATCTTTTGTTTTTGAGAATTGACCAGGTTCAAGATCAGTACCCATTATTTCTTTTGTAATTGACCTATACGAATCACCACCACGGATACCGCTTTGAACTATTTGATTAATATTTTGAAATGTTTCCTCTTTTAATTTTTTAACTAAACCGACATTCTCTAATACAAATGACTTCATATGCGCAGTGAGCCAGGGTTCATACGCATAATGATCCACTCCCATTACCGTATTTACTAAATTATGAAATTGAGTTGTGTTCCAAGCATTCGCTCTTTGTGTAATCGCTTTCATGAATGACTGTAAAGCGTCATCAGTCATTTCATTATCAAAAGATACAGATATATTTTCCATTACATTTTCAAGTTCGTCTCCCCAAGCGTCCACACGTTGAAGCATGTTTGCATCAGCAATAATCGCAGGCAAGGCATTAAAAAGAATCCTTTTTGTATGTTTCTCTAATCTTTTTACAAAAGAAAGTAAAAATAATTTATACTTGATTTCAATTGCTACAGGGTAAAACCACTTAGGAGGTTTTTTAAACGGTTTACTTCCTTGGCGTCTATGTTGACGTAAAAGACGTGAGTGTTGGGAAAAAGGATTAGAAGTCATCTCTATCCTGCTTTTTTGCAATTACGTCCTCAACTGCTCCCTGCATTGATGATGTTCCTACTGGTTTTGAACTTTCTTTTGGAAACCCCATTGCCATTGTTTTAAGGTCTGTTGTTTTGTTTACACCAAGACGATCTGCAGGGTCACTTATTGTGTTTTCTTTTTCACGATTAATGTCTGCGATAGTTGATTCAGTATTACCTAGTTCTTGTTTATATTGTTCTAGTTCTGCTTGGTGCATCGGTGAAAGGGCCATGTCATCTGAATAATGATCCCCTCCAAAACGAGCAAGGGCGACTTCCTCAGGATACAAGGCCCCTGTCATCATGTATATCTGGTCTGTTTGCGCTTGGTTATACTTTGTTGCTACTTCATCTTTTTGTGTAGGTTGCCATAATGACTTAAACTTTATTTCCCATTCATTTCCAAGGACATTTTTATTTGCTATGTTTATATAGCGTACAAGTTGCTCTAATTGAGGAAGCATATCTTCCTCTTGTTGCGCGGAAATTTTATCGTAATACAAGCGCACAAGAGATGCATCCTCTGAACCAAGACCACCAACACTACGTCCCATAAGTAAACATACAGGTATTCCAGTTGACGCAGAAACAGCCTCGATGAGTACGTCCATTAAATCTTTTAATCCTGTTGTCGTTGTCGAATGTCTTTCAAATGTTTCTTCCTTATCTACTAAAATAGAATTAATGATATGTTTAGATAAATCAATCTGCGTTAAACGTTTTTGGATTAGTGCTTCTTTACCTGCTGCAATTAATTCTTGTAAATTATCAATTGTTAGTACGCCAAGAATAAATTCGTCAAGAATATTTTCAATATTTAAGTATGATTCACCAAGACCACGGAGACGATTATATACAGACTGCAAAACCGAATCCCCCCAACCCTGATTCTGGATTCGCATTTGATCAGCAACGTCAATGCCCTCAAAACGCAATACGCGACTTTCATGTACTCGGAAAGGTGCCCCATAAATCGGAACGATATTATAATATTCTGGTTTACCGTACTTATCCAAATTAGGGTCAACATAAAGATCAGCAGTGTTCAGGGTTATGCGCCATCGGTCAAAGACATGTATGTGTTCTATGGACTTTATTTTATTTTCATTTACAGGTTCCCAATATCTTCCTCCATCATTGATGCCAATAATAGCAAGAGCTCCTCCGTATAGATAGCCAAATCGCTGTGCTCGTTTTAAACTTTTCTTTGCATTTAATTTGCGCAGATATTTATTAATGATATTGTCTGTGTCACCTTCGATCGTTATCCACTGGCGGTACATATCATGTACAGGAAGATCGATGACACGTCGTGCAATCCCGTCACCTCGATACATTTGAGTAAGATCATAGTATTCAAGTCGTGCATCAGCAATGTAAGTAGTGCTAGCAGTTTTATCCCGCCCCTTAATCCCTATACCAGTAAGTAGGTTCGCCCATCCATCAGCATGAAGATCATTTTTCTGAATTATTTGACTTTTCCTCATTTTTATCCTCCGTCTCAACGGCCGCCTTGACGGTCATTGCTAAATTTGTATTTTTAAGAAATACCTCATGAGATGGATTCGACTTATAAAGAGCGCGAAGCAAGAAGTTTATTTGTTGAGACATTGTCGCGATTCGCGATGCTTGTTGCACTACTTTATCTTTCATTGTTACTTCACTCATTTATTCATCTCTGCATTTAATTTTTTGATTTGTTCTCTTGTAAATTCCGGCGTAGCGATTGTTTCTTTCACTTGTCGCGAACCCTCTGCTTCGAGTTGAATAGCAGTACGAACATCTTCGGTTAGTTTTGTATTACGTTTAAATACACCATGATCACCGTTCGATTGTTTATAAAGTTCACGAAGCAAATAGTTAACCTGTTCTGACAAGAGAGTTATCCTTTGCAGCATACCTTCGACTTGTTCGTGAATCTGACTTTTAGGAAGTATAAGATCACTCATAATTTACTCCTTCCCCAGTATTTCGCACCATATAAGGGGCAATAACGCTATTAAAGGGATGATAATCCAACGTTCTTTCCATGACAGTGATTTCCACATCTTCACATACCAGTAAATTATTTTCCTTATCATTTAGCCCTCCTTATTGATTGTTAATACTTTTAAAATAGATTTTGTAATAATAAAAAGACATATATAAATGATCACCATTGCGTCATTTTTTCATAATCCATTCTTCTTTTACCGTATCTATTATAAAGATAGTATCTTTCAGGGTCTTTAGTGTGATCATTTTGTTTTAAAGGTTTATCTTCCCCTTTTTTCTGGGCTCGTGTATCCCAACAATAAGCACCATAGTCGCGAATTGTCTGTTTACAATTATCACAAACCACATACTCTTTATTTTTGAGCATGGATCCTTGAACCCTTATTCCATCGAGAACGGAATTATCTGTTTCGCGTATATTCCCTACACCTCTCCTTTTAAGAGCAGTAATAAATGATAAAGCAGAGGGGTCTACGTATATATTTCCTATGTAAAGATTTTCAACAAAATTGATAAAGTCATCCACATATTCTTCGTCAGTCTTTTGTTTACACATCTTTACCGAATCCCAATAATACTCTTTCATGCACCATGCTTTTGGAACATTGCTTATTACATTACTACCTTTTTCACCAAATAATAAAAAACAAGTGGGATTTCCTGTACCGTAATCAACGGCAATCGAATATGACTGAGGTTTTGGAAGTGTTTCTAATTTTTTTACATAAATACCTTCATCAAAGAAATCATAAATTGCTCCTTCAGCTTGCACCCATAATCCTTCAATGAAACGTTTGTACCATAAACCTACATATTCTTTTTTAAGATCTTCCACGTATTGCGGATCAAGGAAAATATTGTCATCGATAACAAAGTGTTCTTGATAAAGATTAAGATCAGTCCTATCTAAAAAATCTGTTTTAATGTAGTGATAAGGTGAATCAGGGTTTGTCGCGCCAAAGAATTGTGCTCCTTTTACTGAGAGGCGAGCAAGTAAAGTCATAAAGAAAGATTTTGGCCATAAAGTAAGTTCATCACCAAGGGCTCCTGCAGCAGTCATTCCGCGTAAAGTTCCTTCGCTACCTTCATCGTACGCGCCAAAGCAAAATATCTTTCTTCCCCATATATCTATTTCATGTTTACCGGGAAAGTAATCAAGTTGATTACCAAGCAATTCTTGTAAAGGTCTCACCATGTTACGATACAATGATCCCATGCTTTTACCAACCATGAGCAAATCACCAGGCGGGGCTTCTCCAAGATATTTTATCCAGCGCCACAAGAAAGCAACAGTTTTTGAAGAGCGCACACTACCTTCAAGAACATTAATACGAGCATTACTTAACCGTATTACTTTTTTCTGTTTAGGACTCAGGATCATCATTTATTTCTTTCTCTATAAATTCCAGTATTTTACCTTTATCATTTCGAGTAGCATTTCCTGAATCACCATCACGACTCCATCTATCAGGGTTACGGTTCCATAAATAATATTTTGCTGCATTTACATCAGGATAAACTATCTTTCGACATTTAGTTCTTGTGGTTGATTTTGTATTAACTGGATTTCCTTCTTTATCTAGAACCTCACTTTCGCATATTGTCTCAGACCCTGAATCATGTTCAAAACCCATCGCTCTTTTATACAAAGCTTGTTCAACTTCCATCGCTGCTATTTCAACAGCATAAGTTGCTAAGGTTTTAAAATCATCATCCTTATACCAAACATCAAGTATTATAGGTATGGGAACACCTATCATCTGCGATGCTTTTGCCATCGATGTACCTGAGCGCAAATGATCTATATATTTTTCTTTTAATGATTCGGCTGGAATAAATGAGGTTCTTATTTCATCAGTTCCTTCAAGATATTTCTTTTTTGCATATTCCCTGAAGTGAATTAAAAAGAAAGGTTGCAATTTTTTGTATTTAGGAAGGGTATAGAAAAGCGCTTCGCAGATTTCGTCATCATCTTTACCTTGAAGAAGTAACTCACAATACAAATCAAGATCTTTTAAGGAAGGTGATTTTGATTGCTGATCTTGGATACTTAATCGTGGCATGTATATAATATAATATGTTTTAAATTAAAAATAACATTTATGATTCGCACCCCAGACCAGGCGAGTTAACAGGGATTCAACATGACTCTGCTAGGAAAAGATTATTGGCTTTATTAGTACTATAGAAAATCTAACTTAGACGACAATTGTAATGCTATTTACAAAAATTTTGTCAGAAGGATTCATTTCTAAATATGCCAATAGGCAATAATGCCCCTGTTACATATATCCTAACTCATTGTTATATATATTTATAAGTTATTATTCTGTAAATATTAGCCTCGGTTAGCGCTAATATAACTTTTAATATTTAATTGTAACGGATTGATCAGAATTAAGAATATGAAATCGACAATGAGACACGATGAAATCGACAAAATTTTTGTCAGGAGGACAGTTGGTAACGGATTAACGCATTTTTTACCTTATTTTTATCTATTTTTGTAAAAAACAAGCTATATTTACAATTAAAAAGCTTCATTTTTAGCATGTTTTTTTAATGGTGACTGATTTTTGTCAGCACTTTGTAACGGATTGACCTTTTTTGATCAATCCAAGCCTGTTTTTTAGTATGTTTTTTTAATGATAAATGATTTTTGTCACACTTTTTAGTGCTTTTGTTAATAAAGTAAGCCTTTCATTAAAAAAACATACTAAAAATGAAACTTTTTAATTGTAAATATAGCCTGTTTTTTAACCTTTTCAACTAATTGGAGGCAATATGTCGCAGCAAAAGAACTCAGGTGTTTTGTCAAGGGATGATATAGCTTTGATAAGAAATATGTGCGGAGATAACCTTAATAAGTTTTTTATCGCACACAAGGAAGAACTTTGTATGTCAATGAAAACTTTTTATCGTATTATGCAAGGTGAGATGTCTATGCTTTACAATATACATACATTAGAGGTATTTTGTAAATCAAAGGGCATGGAAAAACGTAAACAGGCTTATATAAATCTTGCTTACATCCAGAACCTTTATAATTTAATGGACAATGTTTTAAATGTGCAAACTTTAGACGATGCTCTAGCAGCGAATACTGCACTAATAAATTTTTATCGACAGAAACGAGGTCCTTTAATTGCCGTGCTTGATTCAATAAGAGAAGTATAATAACTTATTAATATAAGAAAAGGAGTAATCATGAACATAATAGATCCATCTTTTGAAGTTTTAGGAAATGTTAATGGTAATGATATATTGCGTAGTTTAGAGGTCATAGGCCGAACATGTTACAAAAGCGAAACCCTGATAACACCATATTCTTCTAAAATTTTTGTAAAAAATATAATCACTAATGGTCACGAATCGGTACTAGAACACCACATTATTTCTGCAAAGATAACATGTGATCGAGGTATATCACACGAATTAGTGCGCCATCGCATTGCTTCTTTTTCGCAGGAGTCGACGCGATATTGCAACTACTATAAGAAAGGAGAGATAACTTTTATCAGGCCTTGTTTTTGGAAAGAATCTTCATACGAATATACGGTATGGGTAGATTCGATGGAAGTAGCCGAAAAAAATTATCTATTCTTAATAGAGACTGGTTCGACGCCGCAAGAAGCAAGGTCTATTTTACCAAATTCGCTTAAAACGGAGATAGTTATGACCATGAATTTAAGGGAATGGAGACACTTTTTTAAATTACGCGCTTTAGGTATTGCTGGAAAACCTCATCCACAGATGTTGGAGATAACAATCCCAATGTTAGAAGTGTTTAAAACCCTGATCCCTATTGTTTTTAATGATTTACAAATAATAAAATAGGTCATCTGTAAATATTGCTTATAGATGGTATATTTGTATAATCAATAAAATCATAGTCTTATAATTATTTAAAAATAATCATTTTTTTATGTACATTTTTACCGGCAAGGGTTATAATTAAGACGTAAAGAGAATGAGATAGAAACCTAAGAGAGGAGAAAGATCATGGAAAAGAAAGAACTCAATAAGATTCTTGATGATCATAGAAAATGGCTTTCTGATGATTCTACAGGAAAACGTGCGGACCTGCGTAATGCGGACCTGCGTAATGCGGACCTGCTTGGTGCGAACCTGCTTGGTGCGGACCTGCTTGGTGCGAACCTGCTTGGTGCGGACCTGCTTGGTGCGAACCTGCGTAATGCGGACCTGCGTGGTGCGGACCTGCGTAGTACGGACCTGCGTGATGCGGACCTGTTTGGTGCGGACCTGCGTGGTGCGGACCTGTTTGGTGCGAACCTGTTTGGTGCGGACCTGCTTGGTGCGAACCTGCGTAATGCGGACCTGCGTAATGCGGACCTGCGTAGTGCGGACCTGCGTGATGCGAACCTGCGGGGTGCGAACC